ACGTTTAGGTCCGTTTTGTAAGTAATCAGCGATTGCATATTGTGCTCTTGTAGGAGAAGGTAGTTCAAGTTGAGACCACAGGGCTTGTAGAAACAACTTGAAATCTTCTTGTAATGCGGTTAATGGGTCGGTCACGCTCTTGGGACTTTGACAAAATTCTTTAATGGTTCCCTATAATAAGTTTTCCCATCTGAACCTTTATATGCTTCAAGGTCTTGCCATTTGTTATTTTTACCACTTGCTACCCAAGTTTTAGCTTGTGCTTTGGTCATTCCTTTATTTATCTTTAAAGGGGAGTCTCCCTTTTTTGAGTCGTTGATTTTTAGTTTTGCAATCATGGTTAGTTAGATCTGAATTTTTCTGATTTAGGTGAGTATTTTTTAACAGCAGGTACTTGTTCTACACCTGTATCTTTAAACATTTTACCACCTGCTTTTTTAGTTTGTTCAGCCATAAAAGGTGCTGTTCTTTCTGCATAAACTTCTAATAAAGTAAATAAATGATTTATAGCAGTCTTATCTCCCGCTAAGTAAGATTCAGCAACAGCATCAACTACTTCTGCAAAATCTAAATCTCCACCTTGTTCTAAGCCTAATTCTCTATAAATATTATGTAATTTATTATGACCTATACTTGTTGAATCTTCATATTTTTCAATTAATGCTAAGTTTTCTAGAACACCTGAAGTTGGTAAATTAAGTTCCTGTAATTTAGCCATCAAATTAATAGATACTACTGGATCTTGAGCGACTTCATTTAAGAAGAGCTTACCACCTTCTTTATTCCCAAAGAAAGTATGATGCCATTCTTTATCTCCAATTTTAAAGGTAACTAATGCATCTTTAATAGCTTTTCTGTCAATTTTAAATATATCTTTATGTTTAGTTAGTAAATTTAAAGAAGATAAATCACGTAAAGAACGGAAATTTGTTTTTACATTTTTCTCAGCACCTTTATGAGGATCTCTAGATAGACCTTTAGAACGGATTTCTTTAGGTATCGCTGCTAATTCATCTCTCCTTCTTATATATCCAGGTAACACACCACTAACACTACTTAATGCTCCTTGTCTTAAACCTAATTGTTTTGCAAAACCTTGATCAATTATATCATCAATAGTAAATTTTAAATGTTTAGAATCTAAATTTTGAGCTGTATTAGTATTTAATGCATTATATAAAGTATCCCTAGAAGTCTTTTTATTTAAAACTAATTTATTTAAATCTGTTTGAATTTTAGGTACATTATCTATAGGTTTAGTTTTTAGAGGGTAAGGACCAAAAGGTGTAAAATATGTATCTTTCGGATCAACATATTTTGAAAACTTACCTACTTTAGCTTTTTTAGCTAAACTAAGTTCATTAGACACATTTTTTAATAAGCTTGGATTTTTATCCATTTGAAATATAGATGCAGGTGTAAAATCAAGTCTAACAAGTGGCTCCCCTTCTGGACCAGCAAACCCTGCTTTTTGTGTATGTTGACGTACTACTTTACCTCCACTATATTTAGGTATAACAGGTTGGGATGGTGTTACAGTAGTACTTTTTACGTCGACTATTCTTTTACTAGCAACACTACCATATTTTGTTTTATATATATTTTTAGCAATAGGTATAGACTTCATAGTTCTTGTAATCGCACCTGGACCAAGGCGTGAAGCTACAGAAAGAAGTGCAGGTGTTGTTATACGTTGATCTACATTAGTAATATCACTAACTTTTTTAAATACTTTTTCTTCTATAGGATTCGGTGTATTTTCTAATTTAGTTACATAACCAGCAATACCGCCTTGATCCATTAATTTCTGTTCAAGTTCTCTTTGTCTTTCTTGGGCTTCAAGGAATCTTTTACCATAATCAGTATTAGAAAACCATTCGCCAAATTGATTTAATTGTTTAGTACCTAATTTTTCTGGCATTTAACTAATATGTGTAAGGATCATTTGTTCCCTATCGGGTATTGTTCCAAAAGTAGCTCGCATCCATCCGAGCCAATTACTACTCCCCTTTTGCTGATTACATCTCTGACAGGCTG